CGCTGGAGGGTGATAAGGCATAACCTCAGTTCAGATCTGAGGGCGAACTGTGCCTACACCGCTGTTTAAGCCCGGGCCTGATCCCCGGCGCGGCAAGGGCCGCAAGAAGGGCGTGCCCGAGCGCAACACGCGCATTTTGCGCGATGCCTTAATCCTCGCCGCAGAAGCAGCAGGTGGAGGTGGCAAGGATGGCCTCGTCACTTATCTCACCGAAGTCGCCACCACTAAACCTGCCGCCTTTATCGCTGTATTAGGAAAGGTGCTCCCGCTTGAGATTAAGACCCAAGGTGAGACTAATATCCTGATCGAAGTCGTGCGCCGTTTCGAGCCATTGCCGCTAGTCATCGAGCACAAGCCAAATGGCAAAACCAACGGCACTAAAGATCCAGCTGCCGAATAACTGGCGGCCACGCAATTACCAAATCCCGCTCTGGAATTATCTGATCGATGGCGGCAAGCGAGCGATGGTCGTGTGGCATCGCCGCGCCGGCAAGGACGACGTCGCGCTGCACTACACGATGTGCGCCGCGAGCGAGCGCCCGGGAAACTATTGGCACTGCCTCCCGGAGTACGAACAAGGCCGAAAAGCCATATGGACTGCGGTCAACCCACACACCGGCAAGCGCCGCATCGACGAGGCATTCCCGCGCGAGCTTCGCGAGAACACCAACGACAACGAGATGTTCATCCGCTTCAAGAACGGCAGCACGTGGTCTGTGATCGGCAGCGATCGCTATGACAGCACGATGGGCTCGTCGCCGGCAGGCATCGTCTACAGCGAATGGGCCTTGGCGCATCCCGGAGCTTGGGGCTACCATCGTCCGATCTTGGAGGAGAACGATGGCTGGGCATTGTTCATCACCACGCCAAGGGGTCGCAATCATGCAAAAACAATGTTCGACATGGCATCACAGAGTGATGGCTGGTTTACTTCGATTCTTACTGCTCGTGACACGCAAGCTCTGAATCTGGAGCAACTCGACAACGCGCTGAAGGAATATATCTCGCTGTTCGGTCGCGACGTCGGTGGCGCGCAATTCGAACAGGAGTATCTGTGCAATTTCAACGCAGCCATTCTCGGCGCCTACTTCGCGCTCGAAATGCTCGACGTGCGCAAGGAGAAGCGCATCGTCGAGTTCGAAGCTGATCCCGATCTCCCGGTGCATCGCGCGTGGGACATCGGCGTGCGTGACGACACCGCGATCTGGTTCTTCCAGATCCGGGGCGGGCAGGTGGCGCTGCTCGACGTCTATGGCGCGTCCACCGCAGGCGTCGAGCACTACGCTGGCGTGATCGAGGCCAAGCGCACGCTGCACGGCTGGCAGGACGGCACCGACTACGTGCCGCACGACGCCAAGGTGCTCGAATGGGGCGCGGGACGCACCCGCGTCGAGAGCATGCTGGCGTTCGGCCTGCACCCGTTCGTGATCACTGCGGCGAACAAGCTCGACGGCATCGAGGCCGCGCGCCGCACCCTGCCGATCTGTGTCTTCCACCCGCGCTGCGAGGAGATCGGTATCGCCGCGCTGGAGCAGTACCAGCGCGCTTGGGACGAGGAATTGAAGGCGTTCAAGCAGGAGGAAAAGCGTAACTGGACGACTCATTACGCAGACGCCTTTAGGTACCTATCGCAGGCATGGCGCCTCCTTCCAGTTGTACGATCAAAAGAGCCCGTTCACAAGGGTTGGGTCATCCCGCCACCGGACGAACCAACAGTGCGCAGGCCAAGCCGCATTCGCTTGTGACCTTTGGATGCATAGCGTTACAATTCCCTCATCATGGAGGGCTGCCATGCGTCCAAAATTCATCATGTTCAAAGGTCGCAAGTATCGGCTGACTGGCAATTACTATCGTAGTGAGCAGTGGGGGAAGGGCGTCCCTTCCAACCTGCATCGTGCTGTCTGGACCGATCGGCATGGACCGATCCCGAAGGGACTTGAGGTGCATCACCGTGACGGTGACTGCTTCAACAACTCGATCGGTAATCTTGAACTGATCCTCCGATCCGAGCACCGTCGCATGCATATGCTGGAAAAGCACCGGGAGGGGAAAATGGCGCCTCCGTCAGCCAAGGCGCTGCAGCGCGCCGTCGAATGGCACAGATCGGAGGAAGGGCGTGCTTGGCATCGGCAGCATGCGACCAAGATGCGCCGCAAGATGCATCGTGTTATATGCCGAATCTGCAGCCGGGAATTCCCGACGCCTGTTCCGACACGAGCCAAGTACTGCCACCTGAACTGCAGGGCAGAGGCTTTCCGGCGCAGGCACGGAAAGGTGCGGCTATGAAAAGCACTAGATCTGAGTTGGCGTCGCTCGCCAACGGGATCGATTTTGCCCTGCGTGGCCTCTATCCCGACAAGTCGTTCGAATTCCTGCTGGTGCTGGCCGCGCCTGCGTCGAATGATCTTACCACGTTCAGCACCATCACCGGCATCACCGACACCGACAAGCTCTACAGCATCGGTCAGCATTTGATGGATATGGCCAAGGCGCAGGGCCCCGCCGGCCTCGACGAATTCGAGGATGACGAGATCCAAGGGCACGCATGAGCCATGGCCAGAATGCCGAGCCTGCCAACCGCAGTCCAACGCCTGACCACGGCGCGGGCGGGGCGCAGGGGCATCGGCTGGAACGAGGCCGAGGGTGAGTACAGCCAATCGGTTGATTCGAGCGCGATCCGCCAAGTTGGCTACAGCGAGAACGACCGCACGCTGAGCGTCACGTTTCTGCAGAGCGGGCGCACCTACACCTATTACGAGGTGCCGGTAAGCGTGTACCGTGGCATCACGAGCGCGCCGTCGCCGGGGCGATTCTTCAACGCCAACATCAGGAATCGCTACCGCTTCAGCTGAAGGAGGCTGCAATGATCGGCACTCTGGTTGGCATCATCTTCGCGCTGATAATCCTTGGTGTGTTGTGGTGGGGCGTGCAGCAGCTGATGGCGCTCGTGCCGATCGCCGAGCCGTTCCGCACCATCATCTACGTCGTGTCCGTGATCATCATGGTGCTGGTTGTGCTCTGGATCATCACGGTGCTGCTGGGAATGGCCGGCGTGCATGTGCCAAGGATGATCTGATGACCTTGCACAAGGACGCCTTCGGCTATCGCACGCCAACCGACGACCAGCAGGCCAGCATGCAGGTCTGCCGCGAGGCGACCGAGCAGTATGCCATGACCCTGATGGAGGTCGTGCCGGAAGGGCCAGACCGCACCTTCATCCTGCGCAAGCTGCGCACCTTGGCGATGTGGGTTAATGTGGCAATCACCCGGCATCAGGACGGGAGCGTGCGGCCATGACAACACTCCCGCCTCCCGGCAAGGCAGCCGAGCCGCGTGGCCGCCAGAGCGACGAGGTCAACGTCTACACCGAACCGAAGAATGCCGACACGTGGATGGAGTTGATCCGCGAGAGCGAGAACGCATTCGAGGAGTGGAACGACGCCTGCGACAACATCGACAAGCTCTACGCCAACCTTGAGCGGCTGCGCGAGGGGCGGCGCGATCGCCAGTTCCAGATGTTCTGGGCCAACGTGCAGGTGCTTGCCCCGGTGATCTATGCGCGTGCCCCGGTCCCGGTCGTGGTGCCGAAGTTCAAGGACAGAAAACCCGTCCCGCAGGCCGCGAGCGAGATGGCGGAACGCTGCGCCATCGTGTCGTTCGACGATTCCTACATCCATCCGGCGCTGAAGCAGGTCAGGGATGGCCTGACCCTGCACGGTCGCGGCGTGCTCTGGTGCCGGCACGAGCGTAACGCCCGGGGCTGGCAGCCCGAGCGTGTCTGCATCGACTACAAGGACCGGCGCGACTTCCTGCACAGTGTCAGCCGCAGCTGGGCCGAGGTCGAGTGGGTCGCGGCGGCGAGCTATCTGACGCGGCGCGAGGCGAAGAAGCGCTTCCAGAAGTTCTCCGGGGATGCCTACGACAGGCTCGACTACAAGGTCGAGCACGACACCAAGGACGTCGGCGGCACCGACGATCGCGAGCGCGCCAAGATCTGGGAGGTCTGGCACAAGGGGCTGGAGCTTGTCGTATGGGTGAGCGAGGGCTCCGAGGTATTGCTCGACGAGGCAGAGCCGCACCTTGAACTGCAGGGCTACTTCCCCTGCCCGCAGCCGGCATATTCGACCACGCAGCCCGGTTCGCTTGTTCCGGTGCCCGACGTCGAATACTACCGCGACCAGCTGGAGGAATTGAACTCGCTCACCGCGCGCATCCATGCGCTCACCGAAGCGATCATGGCGAAGGGATTTTATCCGGCCGGTGGCAACGAGATTGCCGATGCGATCGAGAAAGCGCTGCGCACCAAGTCGTCCAGCGAGATCATGGTGCCGATCAAGAACTGGGCCGCATTCGGCGGCACCAAGGAAGTCATCGTCTGGTTGCCGCTCGACGTGATCGCCAACACGGTGATGACGCTCGTCGGCATCCGTAAGCAGATCATCGATGACATCTATCAGATCGTCGGGCTGTCCGACATCATGCGCGGCTCGACCGATCCGCAGGAGACGCTGGGCGCGCAGAAGCTGAAGATGCAGTCCGGGTCCGTCCGCATCCGCGACAAGCAGAACGAGATGGTGCGCATCGCGCGCGACTGCGTGCAGATCTCGGTCGAGATCATCACCGAGAAGTTCGACGACGAGACGATCCTCGCGATGTCGCAAATGGACCTGCCGCGCAAGATGCAGGTGCAGCAGCAGATCCAGCAGCTGCAGCAGCAGATGGTGCAGCTCCAGCTGCAGGCGCAGATGGCGCCGCAAATGCAAGCGCAACAAGCGCAGCCGCCGCAAATGCAACCACCCCAGCAAGACCCGTCGCAGCAGGCCCAGCAACAGATGGGCCAGATCCAGTCCCAGATCCAGCATCTGGCGCAGCAGGCGACGGTCGAGGACGTGCTTGCCTTCCTGCGCAACAACCGCGCGCGCAACTTCGTGCTCGACATCGAGACCGATTCGACCATCCAGCTGGACGAGCAGCAGGAGAAGGAACAGCGCGGCGAGTTCGTCACCGTGCTGGCCACGCTGATCCAGCAGCTGGGTGCGATGGTGCAGATGCTGCCGCAGAGCGCCAAGTTCGGCGGCGAGGTGCTCAAGTTCGCGATCGCGCCCTATCGCGCCGGCCGCCAGCTGGATGGCTCGATCGACGAGATGACCGAGCAATTGAGCCAGCTGGCAGCGTCTGGCCAGATGCCGCAGCAGGGTGGCCAGCAGGGCAAGGAAGACCCGCAGGCGAAGATGCAGATCGAGCAGATGAAGATGCAGCACGCCGCGCAGGAGAACGACAAGGACCGCCAGATCCAGATCGCCGAGATCCAGTCCCGCAGCATGGCCGAGCAGAGGAAGATCGAGAACGAGAAGGAAGTGGCGATGCTTGAATTCCAAGGCGCCGAGAAGGAGCGGCAGGCCAAGATCGCGCAGATCGCGGCGCAGATGCAGCGCGATCGCGAGAAGCATCAGGCCGATCTGCAGAAGATGCAGGGTGACTTCGTCCTGAACACCCAGAAGCAGCAGGTCGCGCTGCGCGGGCAGCAGGAGAAGAACGCCATGGTGCGCGAGGGCATGATGGTGAAGGCGCAGGGCGACGCCATGAACCGCCAGCAGAAGGCCGCTCAGTTCAATCAGGCGAGCCAGCAGAAGGCGCAGCAGTTCAACCTTGCCGCGCAGCAGAAGGAGCGGCAGGCAATGATGCCGAAGAGGCCGGGGGTGTGAGATGCGCTGGCGATGCAGCTACAGGCCGCCAATCTCGTTTGCTCCGGAGCTATGGGATGACGAGTACCGGGGTTTTTGGTTTGCGTGGTTGAAAGGTCATAAGACCATCGCGCTGTTGCGGATTGGGGATTGGAGGCAGCCCTGATGCCCTACTACGGTGGAACTCCACAGGCGGCTGACCCGCGCTTCCTGATGGATCGCCTGATGCGCGGGGGCATGTCGCGCATGCAGGCTGCTGCGGTAGTGGGAAACCTGCAGCATGAGAGTTCGCTTCACACCAACGCGGTCAATCCGGACGAGGGCGCCTATGGCCTGATGCAGTGGCGCGGCGATCGTTTCACTTCGCTGCAGGAGTTCGCCGCCAAGCAGGGCAAGTCATGGATGGACCCCGGCGTGCAGGCCGACTTCATCGGGCATGAACTGCGCACCACCGAGCGCGGCAACGCGACCGAGTTCGGCAAGGCTACGGACCTCGACAGTGCCACAAAAGCCTTCGGAAACAACGTGGTACGCTTTGGTGACGACACCTTAGCGGAACGTCAGGTGAACGCCCGCGCAATCTACAATTCACCCATCACCCAGCAGGCGACCGGCGCACCTCCGACCGTTTCACGTGAAACATCCCAAGCGCTCTACGGCAGTGGCGGCCCCTTGGGCTACGCGGGAACCACCGGGCTGCTGAATTCACCCACCCGAAAAGGCATTCGAGGAGGCATCGAGACGCTTGGCGAAGGACTTGGCATGGCCTTCAGGCCACGTGCGCCCGGATCACTGTTTGCCGGGGCTACTGGAGCAAGTCCCGGCAATGCGGCGGCAGCTGGTCCCTCCAAAACCCCAGCCCGGGACCAGCTGTCGTCCGTTCCACCCGAGTTTCCGGGAGGCATCGTCCCTGCTCCCATGCCGCGCCCGGAGACGGCGCCCGATCCGATGACCCCGGATCGGGATGCTGTCCGCATGGGCGCGCTGGCGGATTTCTCTACCTACCGTGACAGCGTGGATTATGGGGTGGGGTGATGGCTTACGAGGAAGAGTTGGATCCCTACTACGGCGTCCCGCGCATCACGGTTCGCCCCGAGGCCCCGCCACTGAACGATCTTCCTTGGGGCAAGCCAGCGGAGGAAGGCGGGCGGCCGATGGGGCGGCTTTTCGAGCCTGACCTGTCAGCTGCCGATCAGCCTGCCATCGATCCGATCAACTTTCGCAACCGCTACACCACCACGATCCAAGAGCCCGGTCAGCCCGACCGCGACCAGTTCACGCTTCCGGCGGCGCGCGCGCACCGTGACTCCTATGGCACGCGCTATACGCTTGGTGGGCTTGCTGCTGGTGATTACAACCTGCCCGAGCCGCCCAAGCCGTGGGACCCTGATCGGCCGCGTCCCGGGCTTGCATCGACGCAGCCGCCGGCAGAGACGCCGTTCCAGTACGCCACGCGGCCGATCACGGCACCGTTGCGCGCGGCGGGCCACCTCATCAGCGGGCTGACCACACCGCCGCAGCCGCCACAGCGTCCGGTGACGCATGGCCTGCCCAGCACGGACGTGTCGCGATCGGAGGACGTTGAGTACGCCAAGGCGGCACAAAAGTTTGGTGTCGATACCGCGCTGAACGTCGCAGGTGTCAGCACGCCGTTTGCCATGGCGCGTCCCGGCCAGTTTGCCGGCATCTTCGGCTCGAAATTGTCGGCGACGCCCGAGCAGATCAATCGGCTGCCGCAGGCGCAGCAGATGCTGAAGGAAGGGCGCGACCTGTCCGACGTCTGGAAGCAGACCGGGTGGACTTTCGACAAGGCCGGCACGCCGCTGCACGAGATCTCGGACCAGCACGCCTACTTCCGGGGCATCCCGGACAAGGCTGGTCAGCCGCTGGTGCTGGAAGACGTGCTGCACCATCCGGAGCTTTACTCTCGCTTCCCTCCGCAACTGCGCAAGATGCCGGTCTACGTCGATCCGAAGCTCGATTCCTATGGCTCCTACATGCGCGGCAATCTGGCCAAGGGCGACCTTGGCTTCATCATGCTGGGCGAGAAGGCGCTGACCGACTTCAACAAGCGCGGCGAGGTGTTCTCGACCCTGTTGCACGAGGTCACGCACCCGATCCAGTTTCTGGAGAACATGCCGAAGGGCGGCAACCCGAGGGCGAAGCAGTTGCCGGGAAGTCCTGCGGATCAACTCTACCAGCAGGCAGTGGCAGCGGTGCAGAAGCCCGAGTTCAGCATCGAGCAATGGGCGGATAAGTTCGGCAAGCCGGTGAACGATCCCATCGTGACCGCGTCTTACCGGAACTACGTCGAAGACCACGTGCGCAACGTCAACACTCCCGAATTCAAGGCTGCGCTGCGCGAGTGGGCCGGCAATCAGAATTACGATCGCGGCGTCGGAGAGATCTACGCCGAGCTTGCGCCGACACGGCAGGATTACACCGATCTGCGCCGCGCGGAGATCCCGCCGCACATTCAGGAACGCGGCGTCGGGTCCGACAAGATCATTCCGCGTGAGCTACAGACGGTCGAGTACTACACGCCAGAACAGCGCGGCCTTGCAGGCGTGCCGCCTCCGACACGCGAGCAACTGGGCTTCCCGCCGCGCCAGCCGGGTCCGCTCTATACTGAGCCAGAGCAGCTTGGCCTGTTCCGCCAGAAGGGTGGCACGCCGCAGATGGGCAGCATTCTTAATCCTGTGCCTGAAGAGATGAGGTATCGTGGTTATCATGGCTCCCCCACGGGGGGATTATCAACGATTAGTGCAATGCCAACTACAAGGCAGTTTGATAATGCCACGTCGCAATTTGGAGCATTTTTCTCTCCCAATGCAAAAGAGGCAGAACGATACGCTGGAAAGTCAGGAAAAGTTTATTCAGCCGATGTTGATCTTAAAAATCCTTATGAAATGCCGATAAGTGAGTTTCTTCGTTATCAGGCACCAAACAAAGGGCCGCGTGGAGAATCGCTTCCTCCGGAAAAATGGGCGGTACGTGCCGAGGAATTAAAACAGGAGGCTGCGGCTCATCGTGATGAATTGATTAAGTCTGGCCATGATGGCGTAATTATTAAAAGGCGTGATGGGTCCATCATGGAAATGTCCTCGTTCAGTGATGTTCCGGTAAGTCAGGCCGAAGCGCAAATGCGCCTGAAGGGCGGTATCGTTCAGGCGCCACCCGTGCTGCGCGGCAGGGCGGCCGAGGAGGCGTGGCAGACTTACAATCGCGAGCAGAAGATCGCCACTACGTCGCATCCGTTCGGTGGCGGCGGCGTGCCGATCCGTGACATGCCTGCGCCGATCTACAGTGGCGAGGCGCCGAAGGCGGGATCGACGCTGCCGAGGATCGACATCGAGAAGGACATACCGAAAAACGTGGAATTCATCTTCACTCCGGGAGATGCCGCCGCAGCTGCCAAGGGCAAGTTGATTGGCTACGAGGGGACCAAGTTCGAAACCCCGGTAGCGCAACACGGCGGGCCGGGTTACTCCGAGAACGTGGCAAATCGGCCTGTTCCGGGTCATCCCGGTGCGCAGAACTTGTGGGCCAGTACACGAGGCCCGATGGCGGCTATTCTCAATCGCGCCAAGGAAGTTGCTAGCAGAGGTAAGGAGCCGTGGCTGGCCTACATGACCGGCGGCAAGCAATACCTCGATCAGGCTACCCAGATGGTTCAGACCGCCGTTCAGGCAACGCGTGCGACCGGCTATTCCAAGCCGATGAACGATTACTTGGTCAAGGTGATGCATTCGGACAAGATCGTGCCGGCAGACAAGGACTTCCTGTTTCCCGCTACCGGGCTGAATGATCTGTCGAAGGTCAAGCTTTGGCTCGACAACTCTCCGATGCCGCAGCACGCCAAGCTGGTCAAGGCAATGGATACCGAGGAAGCACGCAAACTTGGCTTCCCCAACATCGCGGCGCTGCGGGTAATGAACACCGATGCACGCTTGCTCACATCGCCACCGGGATCTGCCGGGATGGTGGTGTCGCGGATCAATCCGGACATTGGCCTTGTTGCCTCGCATCATCCCGACTACGGCGTTGCCGTTGCCGGCGACAAGCTTGGAACTCTTGGGGCGTCGTATCCGCCCGAGATCATTGCACCGACCATGCATGCCAATCGTGCCGAGACGGTTCGGCCGCTTCGTCCCGGGCAGCCTTCCGCCTACTTCAATGCGCCGCACCTGTTCTATCCGCATGGTGGCTCGATCAAGACAGAGCCGGTGACCAACAAATGGAAAGATGTCATGCAGCGCTGGATTGCGGACAATCCACGTGGTGCATTAGGCCTTGCCGGTGGTGCCGGCCTTGGCAGCATTGCCGATCCGCGAAACTACCAGCAGTGAGAGGAGAACGTCATGCCTGAACCCGATCCGCAAGCCCTTACGGGTGGTAACTATGATCTGCGTCCGACCTACGTTCACAACGATCGGTTCATCGGTCACACCATCGCTGCACCGTCCACCAATCTCGATCGGACGTTGACGGTGACGGTGGCCAATCCGACGCCGCCGACCAACCAGCAGCAATGGTGGAGCGGAACACCGCCGACGCCGTACATCGCGGTTGCGCCCAACCCGCCGACGACGCCGCCTTGGGAAACCAACTCCTACAAGCCGGGCGGCGCCAGTGGCCCGGTCTATCCGGTGCCGCCACCGGATGAGACGACGGCTAATTACAAGGGCACCTTCATCAATGCCAAAGATGGGCTCGATGCCGCCAGACGCCCGGAAGCGTTCGGCACCGAGGTGCATGTCAATGCTGCTGGTGCTCCGGTCCCACTGGTCAACTTCACGGCGACGCATTCGGATCTGGGCAGCTACACCGAACGTCCGAACGCGACACATCCATCGACGCTGACGCCTGCTGGTGTCACGACGCTGGCATCGATCAGCCCGACCAGCACGGTGTCAGGTGCCGGGACACAGCTGCTGACGGCAACCGGGACTAACTTCACCAAGCAAAGCGTGATTGTGGTGAACGGTGTGCCGCAGACGACCACGTTTGTTTCGAATACGTCGATCACCGCGACAGTGACCAAGAAGGCGACGGCCGGGACATGGCCGGTCATCGTAACCACGGCTGGAGCGCAGACCGCTCCGCAGACGTGGACGTTTACGTGACCATAGGTTGTAAAATGCTGAGTTTCGAGCAAGTCAGTGTGGCTCTCGATTATGACCCGGAAACCGGCATTTTTACTTGGAAGCAGAAGAAAATCGGACGCCGTCGCAAGGTAGGGACGATTAACGGACATGGACATAGAACCGTGATGCTGGATGGTCGCCTCTACTACTTGCATCGTCTTGCGTGGTTACTTTCGTATGGTAAGTGGCCTGTCAAGGACGTTGATCACTTAGACGGCGATCCATCGAATAATCGATTGGTCAACTTGCGCGAAGCTACGTGTTCTCAGAACGTGGGAAATGCACGTCGCAGTAAAGCCAATACGTCAGGTTTCAAAGGGGTGACTTGGCACAAGCGTTTGGGTAAGTGGCAAGCACAGATCATGGTTGATCGGTGCAACCATCATCTTGGATATCACCTCACCGCTGAAGCCGCGCATGTTGCTTATTGCGCGGCGGCTCATCTGCACTTCAAGGAATTCGCAAATGGAGGAAATGCACAATGATCGGAGATCCCAAACATCCTGATGATCCGAACGATCCGAACAAGGGACCCGGCGAGCCGGGGTTCGTGCCGGAGGCTCCCAAGCTTGAGCCGTTGCCTTCGAACGAGGAACTGCACGCGATGAAGCGTGCTGAACTGGACAGCCTTGCCGATGCGCGTGGCGTCGATGTCAGCGGAGCGAGCAACAAGGACGAGGTGATTGATTTGCTGCGCAAGGATGCACGCAAGCGCAAGTAGGAGAACGCCATGGCCTTGCCTGTTGTTGTTGTCACCTCTGGCGGGCTGCCGGTGATTGATGTCACGGCAACGAACATCAAGCTTGGCTTGCCGGTATCGAATGCCGTGAACGGGAGAGGCATTGCCATCAGGATCGTTGGGGCGCCGTTAGATCCACGGACCCCGGCATTGGCGGTGTCATTTGTTTCGCCATGAGACGATGGGTCGAGATCGAGCGTGAAGGGCGGATCATCGGAATGTTCGTCTCCGATGACCCGCCGGTCGCACGATCTTCGCTGCCGCTTCCCTATGTCATCTCGGACACGATGGACCCGACAGAGCAAGTTGACGGCAAGTTTTACACTTCCAAATCGGAATTCCGGGCAACCGGGAAGGCGTTGGGGTTGATCGAGGTTGGCAACGAAAAGTTGCCGCCGCGAGTGCGGTCGAGCAAGCAGTCGGGTTTCAAGGAGAAACGCAGGCAGATCCTCAAGACCGCGCTCGAAAAAGTTCGGGCAGGACATTATGAGCGACGTTTCGATCCCAACAACTCAGATGGGCGACAGCGCGCCGCCGCCGCCGCCTACGACCGAGGTGACGATACCTGACCAGACACCTTCCGGCGCCAATGGCGAGGTTGGTCAGCAAGCACCAGACAAGTCCCCCGAACAGCGCGCGCATGAGCGCAACGCCGCCCGCCGTGCATCGGTCGAGAAGGCCTTTGCCAAGGCAAGGGAGAACGCCGAGGCAAAGGAGGCATCCGAGTCATCCGAGTCGAAAACGCCGGATGCCAAGGCCAAGGCGCCCGAGATCAATGCCGAGCCTAGGAACCGTGGGGACGGAGGCCGCTTCGTCTCTACGCAGCCAGCCGCGTCAGAAGTCAACGCAAAGGCTGGCCAGCCAGCGGAGCAACCCAAGCATGCTCCGCTGGCCGAGGATGCTCCCTACCGCGATCCTCCTCCGCGCTTCTCCGAGGTCGCCAAGAAGGAATGGGCTGCCGTTCCCGAGAGCGTGCGCGGCGCGATCTATACTGCGCATCAGGAGATGCAGAACGGTATTCGGCACTATCAGCAGCAGGCTGCAGCCTTTAATTCCGTGCGCGATTACCATGAGATGGCGCAAAGACAGGGTGGTTCACTTCGCGATGCCTTGGACAATTATTGGGGGATCGAACAGAAACTGCGCGGAGATCTTCTCGGCGGCGTTGATCTTATCATCAACAACCTGAAACTGCCCGGACCGAACGGTCAGCGCTACAACGTCTATGACTTCGCTCGCGACGTGCTGCAGCTGTCGCCGGAACAGCACCGGCTGACCCAGCAACAGAACGCGGTCCAAGCCAACAACATCCGGCTGCAGCAGATCGACAAGAGGATGGAAAGTATTGCGGCCGGCTTTCAGCAGATGCAATATCGGCAGAACTTTACGTGGACCCGGTCGCAGATCGACCAGTTCGCGGACAAGCATCCGGGCTTCGATGACAGGATCGATGTCATCAAGCAGGAACTGGAGCATGGCTATCCGCTTGACGAAGCGTATCGCCGCGCCATCAGGCTGAGGCCCCTGAACGGAAACGGGGCAACACGAGCGGCTCAGACCCGCGACACATCGGCTCAGACCCGACCCGAGGAGATCGATCGATCCATCTCCGGTGCTCCCAACGGGAGCATGTCCACCTCGCGCGACACACCGAAGAAGAAGGTGTCGAGCCGCGAGGCGCTTCTCAATGCAGCGCGCAGGATCAGGTCAGGAGCTTAATCGATGCCGAACATCGCACCCGATGTCTACTATCAGCAGGTTCTCTCGATGGCTCTGGAGGATCGCTCCTCCAGCTACGAGGATCTCGTCTCCAACAACAACGCCCTCCTTGCTCTCATGCGGCGCAAGGGGTTGTGGAAGACCTACTCAGGCCCGCGTATCCGCCAGACCTTGCAGATCTCCAAGCAGGACGCGCAATGGTATTCGGGCTACGACCAGCTGCTCAATCCGGCGATCGATCTGTTCAACGACGCCTACTTTTCCCCGAAGATGGTGGTCGTGCCGATCATCCTGTCGATGCAGGAGATCCTGAACAACGAAGGCGACGCGCAGATCATGGACACCATGGAATCGTACATGGATGCCGCTGAGCGCTCGCTGGAAGACGCCATGGACGTTGCGATCTACTCCGATGGAACGCTCAATGGCGGCAAGCAACTGACCGGGCTCGCGACCGCAGTACCGATACTTCCCGCCACCGGCACCTACGGCGGCATCGACCGCACGCAGGCCGCCAATGCGATCTGGCGCACCACGACGTGGGACGCCAACAGTGCGACGTTCACTCCGATGGGTGGCCCGCAGGTCACATCGACTTCGATCCGTCCGATGCTCAACTACATCATGACCAAGCAGTCGCGCGGACGTCAGTACGCCAACCTTCTGATCATGAGCCCGGAGCATTACGCGGCCTATGATGCGGCGACGGTTGCGATCCAGCGGCAGACCAACTCGACATCTCTCGGACAGCTTGGCTTCACCGCACTGGAATACATTGGTGGCGGCAAGCGCGCCGAGATTGTGCTCGACGGTGGTATCGGCAGCAACATGCCGGCGAACACCACGTTCGGGCTGAACACCGACACGTTCCGCATCCGCTACAACGCCAACCGCAACTTCGACAAGCTGTTCAGTGGCGAAGGACAGATGCCGATCGACAAGGATGCGATTGCGCAGTTCATCGGATGGATGGGTGAACTCACGCAAGTCAATCCGTTGTTCAACTGGCGCTTCTACGATTCGGCCCCGTAATCGGTCCCGCTGCCGGGGGTTGCTACCCCGTGGCCCCCGGACTTTTTGGAGGAACTACGTATGTCGCTGTTGCCGCGAGCCGCTGGCGTTACGCCGATCTTCAAGAACATGGCGATCGAGAACAAGGGTAAGAGCAAGAAGGAGGGCCGCCCGATCTTCGAAGACATCGAGGTGGTCGAACTGCGCATCCCCGGAACCAAGGACTTCTCCGTGCATCCAGCGACGGAGTTCTGCGGATGGACGGTCGATGAGGAGAGCGGAGAACAGAACCGCCTGACCTACGCGGAGAAGTATGCGCGCCAGTACAAGCAGTTCAAGGAGCGCCAGCACCAGACCATGAGCGGTACACCGCTCGACTACCTGCCGTTCCTGACTGAGGGCAAGCGCGCCGAACTGCGTGCGCTCTCGATCTACACGGCTGAGATGCTGGCCAACCTAGATGGCCAGCCGCTGAAGAACTTAGGGTTAGGCGGGCGCGACCTGAAGAACAAGGCTGCCGAGTGGCTGGCCAGCAGCGATCACAACGCCATCATCCGGCAGCAGCAGCTGCAGATCGAGGCGCTGGAGGCAAAGCTGCGGGTGAGCGAGGAGGACAAGTCGCTGCTGCTTGCCGGCCCGCGCCGGCCTGATCCCGAGAAGGAAGAGGACCCGAACGAGGAGCCGCAGAAGGAAGAGGCCGAGACGGACGATGAGGATGAGGACAAGGGCGACGAGGAGGTCCGCGCTGGCCCGAACGTCAATCCTGAATTCGTTGGCATGAGCCCCGCCCAGCTGCGCGCCTTCATCACCGAGCAAACCGGCAAGCGACCGATGGGCAATCCGTCGATGAAGACCCTGCTGCAGATGGCAGAGGCGGCAAGAGGATGACGCTGAGAACTGTCATCGGTGAGGTCTGTGCATTCGTTGGCGTGCGCCCGCCGGCATCGACGGTGATCCTGCAGCCGCAGCAGGACCGCACGATGTGGGAGATGGTCAACCTCGCCAACGAGATGGCGCAGCGCATCGCCTACAACACGCGCGACTGGACGTTGCTGATTAGAACGGCAACGTTCACTGGTCCGGGCTGGGGGATGTGGGGCACCGGCACTTCCTATGCGGTTGGCACCAAGGTAACCGATCCCGCCAATGGTGCATCGTGGCAGGCTGCAATCGCACACACTTCCGGAACTGGAACGTTTGCCGACGATCGTACGGCAAATCCAAAGTGGTGGACGAGCGTCGTGCAGGCTGCGTTCCCCTTGCCCGCAAACTATAAGCGCATGCTGCTCAACAGCAACGTGCGTTCTTCGGCGCAGCCGCTGCAGCCGTTGAGCTTCATCTCTGACTTCGATGATTGGACCGAGTTACGACTGTCGAACCGGACCAGCAGCAGCTGGGGCGAGTGGACGATGGCGGGTGGTCAATTTCTGGTCGCTCCGCCGCCACGTGGTCCGGTCATTGCAGTCCCTCCCAATCCCGACAAGGACCTTCCTGCCGAAACAATTTCGTGGCCTTACCTCGACAAGAACTGCATCACCCTTGGCCCGCCCAATACCGGCGTGCTGAGCGATCGGTTCGCTGGCGATGATGACATGTTCAACCTGAACGAACGCCTGTTGAAGCTTGGCATGATCTGGCAGTGGAAGGCCTACAAGGGCGGCACCTACGCGGAGGATATCGCCAACTACGAGGATGATTTGTCCATGATCGCTGGCGCCGACAAGCCCTCACCGATCATGGTTGGCCGGATGAACTTGAGCACGGCAAGACAGAGCTATCCCTACTCGACGCCGACCGCGCCAGAGACGCCATATCCATGAGCCGCTCGCTGCCGCACTATCGCGACTTCCGGCGCTATGCCGCCCCGGCGCAGGTGCAGCAGCAGGTCCTTCCCAAGACGCTGCCTGCGCCGCTGCGCGGTCTGGTGCTGAACGAGAACCCGGCATTCATGCAGCCGGGTGGCGCGCTGCTGCTCGACAACTGGTTTCCCACCGACAACACCATCAAGATCCGTGGTGGCTCGCAGGTGTGGACGCGGCTTGGCGTGTCGGGCACTCCCGACAATGCGCCGATCGTGTCGATGTTCAACTACATCTCCGGCGGCACCAAGAAGATGTGGGCGTCGAACGCGACCAAGCTCTACGACACGACGGCGGCAGGCGCATACGCCACGCAGGTCACCGGCATCACCATCACCAACGGACACTTCTCGACCGCGCAGCTGTCGAACGCGGCCGGCGAGTGGCTCATCGCGGTCAACGACGCGGGCAATTATCCGCTGCGCTTCGATGGCACCAGCTGGGTGCAGCTGACGCCGAGCTATGTGCCGCCATCCGGAAAGCCCGGGCGCATCGTTGCGACGGACCCGCTCTATGCCACCTATCCGGTGGTTGACGGGTCAGCCCTGACGCAGGTCTGGAAGTATCGTCGCCGCCTGTTCTTCATTCAGGGCGGGTCGATGAACGCTTGGTATCTCGACCTCGACGCTGTTGCCGGTGAATTGAAGCTGATCCCGCTGTCTGGCGCCTTCACGCAGGGCGGGTCGCTGCTGTTCGGCTGCGCATGGTCAGTCTCGGCCGGCGACGGCATCGACGACAAGTGCGTCTTCGTCACGACCGAGGGCGAGGTCGCGGTGTTCACCGGCACCAACCCGAGCGATGCGGCCAACTGGCGGCAGCAGGGGCGCTACCAGATCTCGAAACCGATGGGGAAGAACGGATGGGTACGCATTGGCGGCGACGTGCTGATCATCACGACCGATGGCATCGTCCCAATAAGCCAAGCGCTCGTCAAAGACATCGCGACGCTGGAGTTCTCCGCGATCACCCGACCCATCCATCCGATGTGGATGCAGGAGGCATTGTCGCGCAACAGCCGCCCATGGACCATGTGCAAGTGGGACGAGTTCAGCGCGCAAGGGGCCTTGTTCGTTACCTTCCCGGGTGGCTCGCCCGGAGAATATCGATGTGGCGTCGTTAACACCGTCACCGGAGCGTGGGGGCGCTTCACCGGATGGGACGCGCTCGCCTTCGTCACCCTGTCGGGCAACATGTTCTTTGGCACGCAGAAGGGCCGGATCGTGCAGGCCGACATTGGCGGCTACGACACGCAGACGAGCGGCTCCGATGTCGATGAGCGCAAGCCGTACGTCTGCAGCTATGTCGGCGGATGGGAAGTGTTCGGGTCACCACCCAACGTGTTCACGCTGCGGCAGGCGCGCTGCTCGTTCAACTCGCGTGCACAGGAGCCGTTCATCCCGCAGGTGACGGCTGCGGTGAACTACGTCTGGGAGCCGCTGCCGGCGCCGCCCGATCCCGGCCCGGACCCGGGCATCCTTGAGGTCTGGGACGAGGGCCTGTGGGGCGGCGAGAGCGCCGCCATCCCGATCCCGCCACCCAACGTGCAGCCGCCGCAGGCAGGTCGTGCGCGCTGGGACCAGCCCGCGCCGGTCCCGCCCAACACGCGCTCGACCTTCTGGGTGTCGATCGGTGAGACGGGCTATTCACATGCACCGATCGTGCAGGTGCAGATCGATCAGGCCTCCAAGCCTGTCGTCGAGATGCTGGGCGTGTCGCTGATCGCCGAACAGGCCGGCGTCGCCGTGTAGGAGGGACCGAT